CCGGCTTGGTGGAGCCGGAGTTGAGGGTGATGCCGCCATTGCTGGAGAGCACCACGGCGCGGAAAGCGGTAACGGTGGTGTTCGCGAGGAACGTGCCGTTGCCTGAATATAGGGTGGACATCCGAACAATCCGAAAATGGCGGCAGATGGAGGGCTTTCCGAGTGGCAAGCCGGTTGAGGAAGTCGTCGCCTGGATGAAGTCGCTGGGACTTGGCGAGCACAAGAAGGGCAGCAAAGACCTCGGCGAACTCAAGGCCGAGCTCCTCCGAGAGCAGATTGAGCACGCCCGCCACAAGAACCAGATCGCCGCCAAGAACACGATCACGATAGAGAAGCACAACAGCGACTGCCAGACCGCAACTGCACTTTGGCAATCGGTGCTCAAGGCCAAACTGGAGAGCGAGGCACCGTCGCGTCTGCTAGGCAAACCCATCTCCGAGATCCGCTCCGAGATGCAGCTCATCCACGACGAGTTGCTGGCCGCGCTTAACCTAGCGATTGATAGCGAGCCCGAAGACTGATGCACAGGTCAAGCAAAGCATTTTTGCGGTCCACCTCGCCCGACCGCCGCCCCATCTACGAATGGGCGCGTGACCACGTTGCCGACATCCCTGGCTCGCCGATCCGCGGTCGCTTTGACATCCGCAACTCCCCGTGGCTTAAGCGCCCGTTTGAGACGCTCACCGACCCGCTCTGCCGCCACACCACGCTCATCGCGCCGGTGCAGACCGGCAAGACCCTGCTCGCCGAGTTGGCCGTTGCCTACCGCCTCGCCAACGACCCCGGTCCCTGCTCCTTCACTTTCCAGTCGGACGAGATGGCTGCGATGGAAGCCAAAACCCGCTTGATGCCGCTGCTTGACTCCATCGAGTCCGTAGCCCGCCTGCTACCCCGTCCAGGCCCGCTCCGCACTCAGCAGGAGATCTTTCTCGGCAATCAGTTCCTGGTGCTCAACTCGGCCAATCTCGCGCACCAGCAAAGCCAATCAATTCGCTTCAAAATCAACGACGAGCTCTTTTTCCCCCGCTGGGCCGAGATCTACCCGCACGCCCTCGCCCGCGTCTCGGCTTTTGAGGCCCAAGGCATTTCCCACATCCTCGACATCAGCCAAGGCGGCACCGAAGGCGACACCGCTTGGACCAGTTTTGACGGCGGCACCAAAGAAGTCTGGCACGCCGACTGCGCTGGCTGCGCCAAACCCATGCCGCTCAAGTTCCGCTGCACCCGCACCGATGGTGGGCGCGCTGGCGTGGTATGGGATGCGAAGGCGAAGCGCGACGACGGCACATTCGACGTTGCACTCGCCGCGGCATCGGTGCGCTTCGTTTGCCCTCACTGCGGTTACGAGCACCCCGACACCGACCGCACCCGCCACCAGTGGCGCACGACGGGCCGCTACGTCACACCCACCGGAGAGCCACCCGCCCGCCGCCGCGTGAGCTTCACCTACGACGCCGTGGTTGCGCTCCCGATGGAAACCCTTGCCGCTCAATTCTGCGCTGCGGAGAACGTGTTCGCCAAGATGGGCGACGAGACCGAGCGCCGCAATTTTAAGCAGAAAAAGGAGGCCGGCTTCTGGACCATCGAGCGCAACGTGATCGAGCTCTGCGACCGCAAGCCCTCCGGCTACACCAGTCAGACCCACCGCGACGCACCGCTGCCTGGCGAGATCGCCCGCGTGATGACCTGCGACAAGCAGCAGGCCGGCTGGTGGGTGGAGATCGGCGCGTGGACGCCCGAGCCCACCTACCGCCAGCTTTATTTTGGCAAGGTTGAAACCCGCGATATGTTGCGCGAACTCCAGCGCATTTACGGCGTGAAGGATTACGCGGTCGGGCAGGACCGCGGCTATATGCCCAGCGAGGTGGACCGCGACTCAGTGGCGTTCGGTTGGAGCGGCATTCAAGGCGCCAAGACTAAAGGCAAGCGCTGGCCGATGCGATCTTACGACGGCAGCATGATCCTGACGCCCATCTCCGACACCTTGTTCGCCACGGTCGGCAACGACCAGACCGCACCTTACATCGAGTTTGATGGCGAGTGGGCCAAGGACGTTTTGTCCGCCAGCCTCTCCGGTCGCGGCTTTCCCTACCTGCTCCCCGATGACCACAACCCGCTCTGGCCTGAGCAGGTGAAAAGCGAGGAGAAGCGCGAGGTGCGTCCTGGCGTTTGGCACTGGATTGAGGTGAAGCAGAACAACAACCACGCCCTCGACACCGCCGCCATGCAGATCGCGGTTGCGCTGGCTCGTGGGATCTTGCGGAGCCCTGCGTGACCACTTGCCCGCGTTGGCTCTATCCGTTTGTTAGGGGGCGGTGGTTTGGGGTGCCGAAGATTTCCGAAAATAATGCTTGAAAAACCAAAGCGCTTAGATTTTTCTCATGGAGTTAACAACATGAAAAACAAACGAATCAACAAAGACGCTATCGACTTTTCCTCTTTTCCTAAGTGGGGAACACCTGAGGCAGACAAAGCAGAGGCCGCTTTTTTCCAAAAAAATCGCGGATGGGAAGTCCCTGCTATGCCAATTATTTCCGATGCGGAGTTTTACCGCCTTCAAAACCTAAGTGCAAAATACCGCACCGCCTAAAATGAAGAGCCGAGCCGCCGCCTCCCTCGGCAAAAAGGGAGGGCGGGCCAAGTCGCCCGCGAAGACCGCCGCAGCCCAGGCCAACGGGCGAAAGGGCGGACGGCCTCGCAAGCCGGTTGACGCGGCTTCAGCCGCGCCTTGCACGGTTCGCCCGCTGGCTGGCCACGAAATGCCGACCCCTAACAGGGAGTAATCCGAACATTTTCCAACTAATCAGATCACAAGCCCACCCGCAACGGTGGGCTTTTTCGTGTCCACTTTTTACGCTCACCCGCCTAATGCGGGTCGCAGGTTCCCGTGTTTTGTGTAGCTACCGCCAACCCTCCGAAGCGATGGGGCGCGGCTAGTCCCCATTTGGGGTTTCATCACAGCGCAGGCGGGAGCGCTGGCAATCGCCTCACCCCGCCACTTTTTACGATGCGAGCCATTGGTAATGGCTACCGTTTCCAATTTCTGCACCCAGTTTTCGACCCTCGACAACCGCATTGATGCGGCTGAGGGCGTGATCTACGGCGTTGCGGTCATCACCAAAGGCCCAGCCCTCGGCCACGGGATGTCGGTGGACGACACGACCCTTGCTGGCGTGGTCGCCCAGGCCAACACCTACGAAGGCGGCATGAAGGTAAAGCTCGACCACACCGACTCCGCTGGCGCTATCGTCGGCTACCTTCGCAATTTCCGCATTGAGGGCGACGCCGTGCGCGCCGACCTGACCCTGCTCAAGTCCTCTCCCCACCGCGACTACGTGTTGGAGATCGCCTCGACCATTCCCGACACGTTCGGGCTCTCCATCTCATTTTCCGGCGCCGACGAAAAGATCGGCGACCACGTGTTTGCCCGATGCTCGGAGATCTACTCCGCCGACATCGTGAGCGAGCCCGCCGCAAACCCTTCCGGCTTATTTCAAGCCGGCGATTACCAACCCACCTCTCCCCTACAAATGACTCCCGAAGAGATCCAGGCAGCGATTGCTGCCGCCCTCGCTCCTTTGATCGAGAAAATCGCGGCCCTCGAAGCCGCTGCCGAGGTCGAAATGACCTCCGACAAAAAAGAAGAAATGACCGACGCCGACAAGGCCAAGGTCCAAGTTGCTGCCAAAGAAGCCGCGCTCTCCGTGCTGCGCGAGTTCTCGGCCAATCTCCCTGCTCCGGTCAAGTTCTCCGCTCCTGCGGTTGAGCCCACCGCCGAGAGCTTCGAGAGCATCGTCCGCGCCCTCAAGGCCGGCGGCACCAAGCACAACGACGCCGTGCGTAAGACTCAGGCCGAGAAGCCCGAGCTCTATGCCACCTATCTTTCCCGCGCCCAGAAGGGCGAGGTGATTCTGTTCTAACCCTAATCCATCCATCCCATGTCCACCCTATATTCAGGCAACGGCACGTTCCTCGCGAACACCACCGTTACCGCTTTCCGCGCCGTGGTGCTCTCCAGCAATGGCGGCATCACCCTCAACTCCGGCTCCACCAAGCCGG